GCACCAATCCGCAGTGTGGGTGTCGGTGAAGGTGTCTCCGTTGGTGTGACTGATGAAGTCACAGACCCCGTCGGCGTAGGCGAATAACTGATAGAGGGAGTTCTGCTGGGAGTCCGCGTGCTAGTAGCAGAGTTAGAAGGTGTTGAACCGGGGGCTGGTGTGACAGTGGGAGTTTCTGTATTGGTGGGCGTCATAGTAGGAGTCGCCGAAGGTGTAGGTGTTCCTGTGCTAGAAGGCGTGGGTGTCCCAGATGATGTTGGTGTAGGTGTCATGCTGGGCGAAGCTGAAGGAACAATAACTGTATTAGGCCTGCCGTTCATCATAATTTGAAGACCCCAACCATCACCCGCCAAATCGGTTGTCCAAGGAGTAGCACCACATGGCTGATTAGTAGGCCCGTACTGACCAATAGCTGCGTATGGACGACCGGGGTTTCCATACGGCATCTGAAAGACACAGTGGGAAGCGGACCCAGATGTTCCAGCAGCACCGCCAGTTGCCCAAGTGAAAGGCAAAATTGTAATTGTGTAATTAGCACCAGCAGCAACAGCCCAGCTTGACGCTGTGGCATTAAAGACAATCATTTCATCCGTTCCAGGTGTAGCCATAACTATGTCTGTAAAAGTAGTTAGAAGTGATGAACCTACTGTAACAGCTCCGGGAAAAGTGGATAGGACAAAACTGATTCCGCACGTTTCAGCTGCAGCTTGAGAATAAACGCCCATCTTTAGCTTGTCCACAGTGCCACTAGCAAGAGCCTGAAATTTATGCGTAGCCCGATGGCAACGATTTTCCACCGTATTGTTTACATAACCCATTGTGTAATTGCCAGTGATAGGAAAACGCGTTGAATCAGTAAAGACAACGGCGGGAGGAGGAGCAGAAGGTTGCGGTGGAGGTGAAACCGTAGGCCCTTGAGCAAATACACTTGTAAAAGCCAATGAAGCAAACAGTAAGGCTGCCAGCATTTTAACTAGGTCAAATACTTTATTTCTATTCAATTTTATGTTTTTATACAATACATCGTTGCCTTGGATGTGGAAGTAATATCCGAAGGTGAATTCCGCTGTCGTCCCAGTTTAGGAAATGTAAAAAAATAGCGTTTTGACATCTGCTCGTAAATCCAATAATAGTCATTATTAAAAGCATTTTCGGGTTCGCCAAAAGCATTAATCCATTTTTCCTGCTTAGCGGCTCCTTCAGACAAGTTATGTAAGAGTTCCGGTGCGTATTTTTTAGTTATTACATAACATGAAGGACTCGTGGCAAAAAAAAGGCGTTGAAGATATGTATTTTGTATGGGCTCAGCCCACACACAATTATTTTCACCAGCCAGCATTAAGCAATCAAACTTAACACTACATGTAAAAATTCCCTTCAAGACTTCATAAACTTTTTCCTTTGTCTCTGTAAATTCAAAATCATCCTCAAAAATCATACAATGTTCTTTACCCGATTCTATAAAATGACTAACTGCTTGTATGTGACTTTTAACACACCCCAGAATACCTATCTTATTATCAAACCCTTGAACTCGTATTGTTTTTTCAATTGGAATTTCCATTTTTTTAAGTTCGGTCATAATTTCCTTAAGACGGTCGGGTCGTCGATCCAGATTTATAAAATAAAAAGTATCAATATATTCCATCTAGTCTAAAATCCGGAAATTTAACTATTTTCTAAACTCCTATAGAATTCCACAACACGCGGGTGGGCTTTAATTCGCGTTGTATCTAGACCCCAAATATAGAGACCGTCTAGTGACCGAACTCTTGAAAGCGCAACATAAGCCTGTCCATACTCAAATGTATCTTTACCAACATCAACTAGAGCACAATCTAGTGTAGCACCTTGACTCTTATGAATTGTAATCGCATAAGCAATCCGAAGAGGAATCTGTGCCATTCCAACAAAGGGAAACTCTTCTGTCATCCAGGTTGCAAGGTCAATTGTCATCACAATACCATTGCGGAATTCAACGACAGGTAACTCCGTCTCGGTAAAGCGTTTAATAACGCCACGGCTTCCATTTACTAAACCCGCTTCAACATCCAGATTTGTAATCAACATGACTTGTGCTCCCACTTTCATAGAAAGCATAGGAACATAGGGAGCATCATTCTCCAGACGATTAAGAGCGTACTTAATTGCTGGATCTTCCATATTTACGCTACTAGGGTCAGTCTTTGTACCATAGCAAACTTTGGATTTCCGAGCCACGAGCGCAGTCTCGAGCGCTTCCATATTCTTGTTGTTAATATCATCCACTTTGTTGTTCCGGCTGAAAATCAGGGTAGGCTTTACTATGCTAGAATCCATCTGGTCTTTTAGAGCTGTTCCCTTGATTTTCCGGCTTTCTAGCACGGCCATTGATTCTGGCGTCAGTGAACCCATCCGAGCCTCATTCAGAATCCGCTGAAAGACAGGGTCAGACTGACGTTGAATCTGCTTGAGACAAATTGTCTTCTGTATAATTTCACCCCATACGCCGCATTCAAATAGAAGCTGGGGTTCTACTTCATTCCCAGACAAGTCCTTACTAACCGGAGGTAACTGGCAGAAATCTCCTACTAATACAACTTGAAGACCACCCATAGGAGTTGCAAACTTTCCCCGAATAATACGACCCACCGAATCCAACTTCTCTAGCAGTTCAGGCGTCATCATACTAACTTCGTCAATAATGAGGACATCTGTGTTCTTCCAACGGGCCTTTGCTTTCTGATTGTTGAAACGACGAATACCCGCCACCAAAGCATCCACCGATTCTCGTCCTAGACCAATAGATGCCCATGAATGAAGTGTCTTTGCCTGACACTCCAGCTGAAGAGCCGCACAACCCGTCATTGCGACTACTCCCACTGCTCGACCCGCTTCTAAAAGCCGGCTCTTAATTTCCCGAATCAAATACGATTTTCCCACGCCACCGGGGCCCGTAATAAAGACTGATTTTCCTGCGATGACATCGGCCATAGCCTCCTCTTGTTCTGTATTAAGTGGCATTTCCCTGCTGTTATCAAAGCAAGGAACAGCAACTCAATTTTTAAACAGCCGCGTTAAATAATCAACTTCTTGAGTCGTGCCAGAATCTCCGGAAATTTTACTGTCTTTTTTTTTAGTTCAAATGCCGCCAAAAAAGCAGCGTTAGGCTTTATCATACCACCCTTATCCATTCCTTCTGCCTCTATCCAGTCAATAATACGTCCAACAAGTTCTTTATAGGATATTTTGTCACCCGCAATGACCTTAATTTCAGAAACAGTTTTCCGAATTTCATATTTTCCCATGAACATATCTTTTTGAATAGGAGCAGTATCTGATTCGGAAGTAGCAAGTTGCTTATGTATTTTTTGTAGTTCATAAATCATTCCATCTACCGCCGCAAGAGAATCCTCAAATGCTAATGCAGTTTTCCGTAGATTGGATTCCAGCATCTTTCTCTCCCCAGCATCAGATTCAGTCTCGGATTCAGATTCTGTATCTGTCATTATTCTATTTTATCGCAATTTTCTTAAAACCTAAGAGCGTGAAATGCCGGAAATAAACAATGAAAGCGGCGAATGAAGTTCCATACGTGACACGAAGGCGGGAGACTCTGCTGCTGCCGCGGCCTTAAGACTATACAGAGAACGCGGAGGCAAAACCAAAGAATTTCCAGCACGTAAAATTACTTCAATGTACTGAAGATCATTTATAAATGGTGTCTCTTTGACAGAAAGCGACCAAGGATTTTTATTGAGTATCGTCAAAATATCCTTAACATCCACTGTTTCACGTGAAAGCCACACTGTCACCCGACCTTCATGAACTGTTAAGACAGTACGTTCTGCCAGTGAACGCTGAAGACCTATTCCCTTCTCGGAAGAAGGCAGAATCCATAGAGAGGCCGGTGAAAGAAGTGGAGCCACAGGTAAATACCAGAACTTTGCTAGAAACATCATTGTATCCTTAAATTTGGAATGAATACTGAACTTCGCAGCAAGCTCCGTTCCCGTTAAACGATGATATATGCCCGTAGGATTAGCAGCATACTCCTTCAGAAGTGTTCGTGTATTATCCTCCAGCAAAACAGGCAATGAACTCTGTTTTGCTAGAACTGAAAGCCATGATGTTTTAAATTGCATAGGAATTTCGCGAATTACAATTGGAACTCGTTCATCGGGCAGCACCATTAAAGGAGCATATTTCAATTGAAGAATTGTAAATTCCTGAAAAGAACGATACCAGAGGAAGGTTGCGATAACACACGCTAATAGAAGTAGAAATAATATCTCTAACATCCCCTGCTAAAACCGCTGATTCTTTGTTACAAACATATACGCAGGCTTACTCATCTGGCAGTCCCTCTTTGAGTATACTTTCAATATCTATACCCGATGCTTTCTGAGTAGGCCGAGCCATCATATTTGCTAGAACAGCACCGAAAATATCACGAATAAACGGGGGCATAAAATACGCAACAACGCCTACAAAAACAGCCACGAGAAAAATGGCCGCAAACAACATGGTCGTATCCCACGAGAAGACAAACATATAGAGAAGACGAATAATGGTCCATAAAACAGCAGTTTCAGTTATAGCAAAAACAGTTAAATCAGAAACATCCACCGCTTTTGTTATCCAACAGGCCAATAATGCGAAGACAGCAACTACATAAGCGGTATAAATTGAATCAAAGTGACTCATCCCTATGTTCTTACAGGGAATATAAACGTCTAACGCGAACACAGAGTTAGGTAGTAGCCCAAGAATGCTACAGAATCATACACTTCAATTTGAATTCGGTTCACTAACACTTAATTCTCAGCAATATGAAATTGTGGAAGCTCCTCTACACCAGCATCTGCGTGTTCTAGCATCAGCAGGGTCAGGTAAGACAACTACAATAACAGCAAAAATAGCCCACGCCTTAACACATTTAGGTATGAGGCCCGAGGAAGTTGTTCTAACAACGTTTAGTCGTTCGGGAGCAGATACAATGCGGGAACGCTTGGAAAAACTGGTGGGGTCTACAACAGCATATATTGGTACTTTTCACGCTCTAGCACTCCAGATTCTCCGTCAGAATGACCCCGCCGCAATTGAAGGCATTATGCACACAGTGGATGAACTCCCGTATCTTTGGCTAGATTTTTTGAAAACGGATAAGGGAAAAGTATGGTCCAACAAAATCAAAATGCTAGTTGTCGATGAATTCCAAGATATTAATGATGTTCAGTTGGATATTATCCGGGCCATTCTAGCAGGTAGTCAAAGTTACGTTATTATTGTAGGTGACGATGCCCAGAATATCTATGCGTGGCGTGGTTCACGCGTGGACTATATTTTAAATATGCACGAAGAAATCAAGACAATTCAAGATTTTCAGTTGACATATAACTACAGGAGCAGTGAAAGCATTGTAGCAGTTGCTAATTCACTTATGCGTAAAATTCCCACTTTATCCCACAAGGAACGAATGACAGCCGTGAAAATGGGTTTACCAGAATCCAAGCCGGAAGTTCGCTATTTTCATCGCTTTTCCGGTGAAGTGGGCTGGATTGTAAACGATATTCAAACACGATTGGCTCTAGCAGATTCTGCTAGCCAGCAGCAACCCACAATCGCAATTTTAAGCAAATACAACAATGTTCTTTTCCAATTTGAAGAAGCCTTTGTTCAACGTAAAATCACCTGTCGCCTCATGACAGAGGAAAAAATCAATAAACGCAAGAAGCAGGCCGATGTTATTCTCAGTACATTTCACGCTGCTAAAGGTCTAGAATGGGATGTTGTCTATATTGTTAAACTCCACGACGGTGCTTTCCCGCAGATGAAACACGAGGAGGGAATTGATGAAGAACGGCGACTTTTCTACGTGGCTGTTACACGGGCCCGCAGTCATCTGATAATGACATATAGCAAGGGCGAAAAGAATATGTGCCGCTTCCTACGTGAAATTCATCGGCCCCTCCTCCGCTGGTATTCAATCGCTCAGCATGCTAGTATTGACGAGGAGGTTGCAGTAGAACGCAGCGATATTGAGAGTTTTTTCATGTCATGGACGGGTGAGGATTTTCGCAAAATTAAATTAAATCCTGATACTCTTCCGCCCCTTCTCCTCAAGAAAACGGGCGGAATTCAATACAAGAATTTCTTTCCTGCTGGAGAGCAATATACCATACCGGATTGGGTTTTTCGTATGGATTCAATGGCTGATTTTTCCGTCTTTATTCGCTATTTTATTCTCCGCGAAATCGGCTTGAGATTTCCAGAATCGGCGGGTGAATGGGACGATAAAGTTCGCTTGGCCCTTTTCCGCATTCGTATCCTAAAAGAAGATTTACCTGTCTATGAGAAAGAACAAGACCTTATCCAGCAATGTGTAACAGCTTTATTCCCAGCCCGTCTTGGTATAGGAGCAGAGGCACCTCCCGTTTTTGAATTTACAGTTCTCCAGCAGAAAATCACGGAGTTGTCACCCGGCCGCGAATGGACTATGGAAGAAATGATTCCTGTTATGCAAATCCTCCATAAAATCCGTAGCGTCATTTACAACTTGCGACACGTTGAAAGTAAACTGGAGGAGTTTCTGCTAGGCCCGGCAAAAGGTTCACCGCCGATGATTATGCGAAATGACTTAATTACAAGCTGGCGTCGTGTGACAGACCGCAGCATCTCATCGCCAGCAACAGTCTATGATTTATATCGTCTTGCGTGTATTTATTCATCGCGATTAGGCCGTAATGCTCCTCTTTACAAAGTCCCCGATTCGGGCGATCTCAAAGAGTGTCTGCCATTCTTGGAAAAAATCAGTGCTCATATTTTGGGTGACCTTTTGACAACTGAGGGGATTCAAGCACGTGTAGACCTCCGCGACCCGCGGCTTGATTTGACCTGCGAAGTGGATTTGATAGCGGGTCATTCGGTGTATATGTTCTTAGAAGGCGATTCACGAGCAGAAATCCAACGACTGGACCGCTGGATAGAAGGACTGGCTCGGGTTTCTATTGCTCGGAAAAACGGATATGAAATCAAAAATCTATGTTATATTCAACCATTAACAGGAATCTCCGCAACACTGCTAGTAGATGGCTGGGATGATACTGCTTTTAGGGATTACTTGGCGGCAAAGCTAACTCTCGGCGTATCTTCATAAGTATGCGACCTGTTTTATTCAAACCACAGCCGTTGGGACCAGAGCCCCAATATGAATCTGACCTTGACTTTTCAATTAGCCAATAGTCACCTGTGTGCAGAAGAAGAGCCGCTAACTCAGGATTCTGCTGGAACTTTGCCTTAATTCCCTTTTCCATCACTGTATCCTTGACGGTTTCCCAGTCCGAGCGAAAAGCAGCAGTCTTAGTACGACCTAAGCGTTTGGCTCCTAGAGCAGTCTTAGCAGCCCTAACCCGTTCTTGAAGGACAGGATCTGCTGGAAACTTCTGTGCTTGGAAATAATGCTCAACCGTGGGCCATACCTTCTCCTCTAAGGAGAAGGGTGACTGGTGGAAATTGCTTAATTCGGAGAAGGCTGCCGACTTTGAATTAAACTCTAGTGTTTCCATTTTGAAATATCAACCCGGATATCACGGACTTCAATTTTAATCCATCCTATAAGAAGAGAATGGCAACTGCTCCCGGCCCCCCTACTGATGTAAAAAGCAGCATGAAAGAAACATCAGCAATTATCACGTGGAAAAAGCCTGCTTCTGTTGGCAGCGGTTTAACAGGATATACGATTACGGCGACATCCTCTAATGGCGGAACAACACGAACTCTGAGTGTTGGAGCAACCACAGTTCAAGCTGAAATTACGAATCTAACAAAAAGTAAGAAATATACATTTACGGTTGTTTCATTAGGCACAGTAAATAGTACAGCCTCTATTCAGACTGAGACAAAAATTGCTGCAGCAACAACAACACAAACAGCAGCAACCGCAACAAAAGCAAGTGGGTCGGATACAACAGGACAAACAGCAGCACTAAATATTATCCAGTTCCAAGACCAGCGTATTCTAGCAACAAATACGTACACAAAATTCAAGTCTCATGCTGAGTACCTCAGATACTTGAAGGGTAAGACATCCCTTGGCTTCAGTTAAACAAAGGACCAGCCGTCCGCATCTGTGCGATTCCGCATCTCCGGCCGGCATTTATAACAGGGTTGCGTATTTAAATTTTCATAGTGGGCTAACCAAGCCTCTTTATAAGCCGCATCTTCTTCACGGAAAATCCATTGATGAAATTGATTTTTGGTGAACAATAAGGGTGTCTCCCGCTTCTCAATAAATATATTTGCTGGACTCCACGATTCTTTTCCCTTTTCTATATCTACAGGATGGGAATGAACAGCCAACTTCATGGCCGAAATTAGTTTTGCCCGATGAGTTGTTGCTCCTTCAAAACAGGCTAGCCATGAAATACTGTCTTCAGCGGCACCCTTAAGCGTTTTTACTTCAAAACGGTCTTTGTGGGATTCTCCGATATTATCAAAGTAGACTGACATAGGATTCCGCCGAATCGCCAAATCTGTGATTCCCTTAACCTTATCCGGCTGCGTCTCATCCACCGGATATTTCTCAGTAAATAATTTTGCTAGAATCTTGAAACTCATAGGAAATTCCTTCTTGAGCGAATTGGACAATCCAATTGTATAGATAAGATCATAAATGGTCTTCTCTGTACAGTTTTCTTTTGCAGCTTCTTCAGCGGTCCTAACAGCTATAGCCCGTTTTCGTTCTACCAAGTTTCGGGGCAGAGGTCTCTGCAGGAGAGCATCCTCATTGTCGGACATCCTTCTGCTTAAATTCCGGTGAATAAAGGAACTCAATTTTTACGTGTTTTCCGCGTCTTCCGCCCCTTCCGCCCCTTCCGTGTTCTGCCAAATAAGCCGCCGAATATTCCTTTTTTTGACTGATCCGCTGCGGCTGCTGCTGCTGCAGCATCTTTTGCTTCAAAAACATCCGTCTTCTTTTGGATTTGTTCTATAGAATATGACTCTAATTTTTTCCGTAGTGCTCGTTTTGCCACAGCATTCAAATCATAAAAACTCAAAAGTTTACTTACAACAGAAAATTTATTCCAATCACGAGGAGGAGGTGATACATATTTGGGTAAGCCTTCCCGAACTGCTTCTAACTCCTGTACTACAGCAGCAAACTCCTGTTTAAGAGCATCAGTCGGCTTGTCCGCAATTCTAGCCTGTAAAATAATAATACGAAAAATTAGCACCGCTTCCTCATAGTTTCTTGCTCTAAAAGAAGCCGTCTCTGATGCGGAACGTGCTATGTTTCCAACACGGTCGTCCATAAAATCCTCGGAAAATTGTGTATGTAACTTATCATATAACTCTTTACGCTCGGGGGAAATAATCCTCTGTGGATCAATTCCAGGAATTCTAGAGTGCTGGGCTTCATCAAATAATTCCGCAGGAGTTAATATTTTTTCCCGTATTTCCTTTTCCATATCAAGAGCACGTTGAACCGCGGCTTCTATATCACCATCATCCGCAGTATGTAAAGAAGCATCATGCCAGATTATAGAAAATTCAGGATGCGGAACCGCCTCCTTAACAGCGGCTAGTGCTGCTGCAAGTATTTTTTGTCTTGCTTCAAATATCCGTTTTTGTTCTTCATCGTATTTTTTCTGCTGCGCACTCATCTACTTTAGCCAATATATTACCGATTTAACTCAGCAAATGTTCGCCAATATTTCTCATACAGGCCCTTGACCGTATTTTCATCGGCCGGAGAAGCATCCACCGTTATATCCGCAATTTCTGTTCCAACAGATGTAGCAATTGCCTCCATCGGAGCGTACGCCAACTCCTCTGCGTGAGAAGCATAGGCCGAGCAGCGGGTAAAGAGTGTGTAGGCAAACTGAGCCGTCAGAGGTGAGTGTGAATTAGCAGCCCAAGGATTCGTGAAATAGAAGATGGAAGGAATTGAACGCACGGCTGGGACCAATATATTGTTCCGTATAAACTTGGGAATACAAGCAGAATATTTATTCAAGAACCAGTAAAATCCGAGCGTAAAAGCAATCGTCAGCGGTTGAATGAGGAATATGCTAGAAATCTGCGAAATACCCCAACTCGTCATAATCTGTTCACCGACAGATGTTTGATGACCCGCTGCAAAGAGAATCAAATAATTCAACACAAAACCAAAATAGCCAAAACAGAGCAATAAAAAGAGGGCACCTTTTCCAGTGTGGGCTGGCCATATGCTCCAGCAGGACATTGGAAAATTAATTAGATTCCACGGTTTTGAAATAACATTGGCCATCTCCTTCAACAATTGCTTGAGTGGCAGTTCCATCAACTCTTCCACACCCGGCACTTTGAGGAAAGCCGCATCTAACACAAGACCGTCTTTCTTGTGGAAATAGACAAGAGCAACTTTCTCAAAATTGGAACGACGTGTGTATTCCTCATATAAAACGGGGAACTGTACTTGAAATTCCTCAGTTCCAACATGATTCAAGCCGCGGAGTAGTACCTGTACAACCGGGATACTGAGACTCATTGTTATCAATGAAAGCAGGATTGTATCTGCAACTGTCATAGATGCTTTACCCCCTTCTACGCCGTATGTAAATCCGTACAGCAGTGCTGTAATAAACAGGGCATGGAACTGAACTATGAACAAAAACAACAAACGGAAAAGCCGAGATAAACGCGGGTCATAGCGGAAAATGAATTGAAGCGAAGGATGCTGCTGCCAGATACGCTGTGATAAACTGACAGTTTTCACAGGCGGTGCCTCCTTCTTTGTTTTATGGTATCGGTCCAGCGTACTCCAGAGGTCGTAGAGATAGAGAGGCGAAGAAGGTCGACGTTCAAGGAATTCCCGTAGATATTTGTTTCGTAGGAGTGAATGTACATAACGCCGTGTGGATGCCAAGTCTACCCGAGTTACAATAATACCAATTAGCAAAGTTACAGCACCGATACCACCGAAGAGACCGAACCACTCTGCGTATTCCCGCAAGCCAGCCGCCGAGTAGACGTGTCCAGCATTATCAAAAATGGCTTTATTGGATGAAGCTATCGCTGAAATACGACTACTGAAATCAGTCATATGGGTACATTTGCAGGAAGCATAGGTCAAATTCGCGAATGCTGGAACACATCCATCATCAGTCCATATCTTCTTAGAGGGCGACCAGTAGATACAACTATGGTCAAACGCCGGTTTAGGACATTGATAGGGTTGATAGGTGTAAGGCAAAAACGAAGTACACTGAACATAGTTAGTTGTATTCATTAAACAGGGAACTTCCCATAAATCAGCCCGTGAACGATTAAACCCATGGAAGACAGTCATTTGGTCATTTGTTGTTAAGAAAACAGCCCCCGTATCACAACGCACGACATAGGAGGGCGGAGTTTGAAATCGCGGATCATCCGCAGCCAGTTTCTGCGGCCATGACATTATAATTGGAGTACTTAGATTGGAAACTGCTAGAGCGGAGCCATCCGAACCAAGAACACTCAGTGATAGAACACCCGCATCGGGTTTTTGGTCAGGTACAGTTGAAATAAAAGGATTGTTTTTCCACTGAATCATAGAAGCCGCCGCTGCACCGGGAACTAAATCTTTGAGGGGCGGTAGGGCAACAGCTGTAGTGCCTTGCGATAAAGTTGCTGTGCCATTTGTATTAGGTAAAGCAGCTAATGTCATTTTGAAGGTTGAGGTTGAAACCGAAACACTACCATTGCCCGCCGCTGCTAGCAGAGCCGAACCTAACGCATTTAGACTATCTTGAATTACTGAAGCATCATATGAAGCTAGCATATTCATATATCCTACCGCTTCGCTAGCGGAAATATTTGTCAAATTCTGCGGAATAGAAGGTGGATTAAACCAGTCGGGTGATGGAGTGGCTGTAACACTAGGTGAAACGGATACAGTGCTAGTGGCTGAAATTGTTCCCGCTGCTGACCATGACGCTGAGCCAGTAGCGGATGGTGAAGCGGACGCAGAGGGCGAAAGTGATGTCATAGCCGTCTCTGTTCTGGTGGCCGAAAAAGAAGGTGATGCCGACCAACTAGCATAACCCGAATAAGAAACAGAAGCGGACACGGACGCTTGTGATGTAGCAGAAGCAGAAGCAGACGCACTAGCAGACGAAGATGCTTGTGATGTAGCGGATACAGAAGCAGAAGCACTAGCAGACGACGATGCCCGTGATGTGGCCCCACCTGTTGATGAAGCAACTGCAGATTGTGAAGCAGATGATGTTGCGGATGCGGTTGATGTTAATGATGCAGTTGATGTCCAAGAAGGTGAAAGAGGCACAGGAAAAACGACAATATTATAATTCATGTTTGAATAGTCGCATCCTTGCCATGGTTGAACTTGTAGTTCAAACGTAGTAATATATCCAAAGGTCTGATAAGTGACTGTTCCCATAGCATACGTAACAACCGCATCATAAACCTTTTGACTGTTTAGATACATATGAATAAAGTCTCCTTCACCTCCTTGTTCCCAATGCTGAACAGTTACAGTTAGAAGCATATACTGTGCCGGAATTGGATTTGTCCATTTTATGGCTGGCTGGATAGGTCCGCAGTTTGGAGAATTACACGATAAAGCATCATTTGGCATTATTTGTGTACCAGAAATCCATCCAGCACAACTTGTGCTATACATCCATTTATTTTGAGTATACTGGTCATACAGATTTGCAGATACATAGCCTAAATTACTACCGGGATAATAATAATAGTTCCATCCATGATTTCCTTGAACCCCGTTAAAATCATATGCAGAATCATATAAATACGGATTACGCATCGGCGATTTCGTAGGCGAAGATGTGGGTGTCGGTGTTGGTGTCGGTGTCTGTGATGGTGTCTGCGATGGAGTCTGTGAAGGCGACGGTGTTCCTGTTATGGAAACTGTAGGAGTACGTGTAGGCGTGGCTGTTATCGATGTCGACGGTGTGTCAGAAATTGTCGGTGTAGCAGACGGAGAAGGTGACAATGAAACAGTGGGTGTTTGTGAAGGTGTCTGAGAAGCCGAAACAGATGGAATCGGCATTGTGTAAGGAGCAATTAAATCACAACAGAATGTATTTGGTGTATCAAAATGCGTATTCATGTATAAGGAACAACCATATCCAGCACCGAGAAAACCACAAGAAGGTCCATTGACAGCAACATATCCCGTAGCAACACTTTCACAAATATAGGGCACCATCTGCTGGATATAATCGCAACCAGGAATCCCTTGCTGTGGAGGACATGTAGTCGCATAGGTCAAAGATGAAACGTTTGTACACCATTGGGCTTCTGCCGTGAAACTAGCAATCGCCAACAAGGATGCCAACCGCAGCCACATTTCTACTCTACCGCAATTTATTTGCTAGAAGTAGGTGATGAGTGAATTTAATGCTTGGCGTGAGATAAATGAGGAAGAAGAGAATTATACTGCAAATAATCTACCAGCAAATTATATAGTCGCAATTAGAGACGTAGACAATACAACACACTATTTATCACCTGTTGACGCATATACTTTTTTAACATACTTGAATGATGGATTTATTTCAATGGTAGTTTTCAAGAATGATAAACTTATAACATCATTCGGACAAACTAAAACACCACCATATTCCATTTTCCATCAAATTAAAGAAATAGATACAGAATTTAAAGATGTATATGAAACAGAATTTGCTGAAAAAAAAGCCGCTGGTCAAGAAGTCTATAATCCTTTTTCAACAAAAAGCGGTAATATGAATTGGAAGTCTGTGGCAAAACGCAGAAAGAACGCAATTAAGAATACAATTAGAAGGGCGTTGCCTACTTTTGAAGAGCGATTTAATTCTATTAAAGGAAGAGGGCGTCTAGGTGGGTGGAAAGGAGCAACACCGAAACCTGAAACGATTCAAAAACTTATGACAACTGGAAAATTGCGTTCCCGCAAAACAAGAAAAAACCGCGGATGATTTAATGGATGGATACGTTTATTGTATGTCCAACCCGGCTATGCCTGGTCTTTTAAAGGTTGGATTTACAACTGATACGCCTGATGTTCGTGCTCGTGAATTATATACTACGGGCGTGCCTCTGCCTTTTAAAGTGGAGTTTGCCAAATTAATCGCAAATCCGAAAGAAAAGGAATTGGCAACGCATAAGCTGCTGGGAATCTATCATGAACGTGTAAATGAAGACCGTGAATTCTTCCGCGTTTCTAAAGAGCGGGTACGGGAAATCTTTGATTTGTTAGCAGGTGAATACTTTGAAGGGGAGTATATACAGCCGACCCGCCTTAAGAATCCTCATAAGATTTACGTGGTTGAAAGAGAAGGTTAAACAGCAGCAGCCTTAGTGTACGTAATAAAGCATAAAGCATACGCAGTAACCAGGCCAACTGAAGCGGTTACATGAAAAGGAAGATTTTTAAGGAGAGTTGCACCGGCTGCTGTCCCTAAAACTAAGACCGCATCCGCAACCAGAATTTTCCACGTGTTTTCTGCAGCGTAATCCTTAAAAACGTCAATCATTGTATTTTCGCCACGAGGCATTGGCACAAAAACAGCCGCAGCAAAAAAGAGGTCATGGCACATTTGGAATAGAATGAGCACAGCAACAAAAGCAAGCATACCATTTAGGCCAAAAGCAGTGTAAATATACCGTGCTGCTACAACACCAATCATAACGCTTAATACATCCGCAGCAACTGCTGTTAAACCGAAACGCGTATACCAATCATCCAATGCTTTTACAGTGAAGTAGGGTTTGGGGCCGGGATACTTGGTTATAAGAACAGTCAAAAAGTCTACGATTAGAGCAGCAACAAAAATATATAGAATATCTCCAACATTATTTGAATTTGTAATTGTCCTCATTCTATTTTAGTAATTAAATTATTACAATAGGTGTTACACAACGAGGATGAGGAGTAGCAGGGCGAAGAGCTGGTGAAGGTTCAGTAGTAGGACCAAAGAACTCAGAAATAGTATCACCCGAATCATCATCGGGGCAGTCCTGAACGTAATGCCCGACTTTCCGGCACATGAAACAGACAATATCTGAATCGCCGAAAAGTTCGCTTCTAAGTGTTTGTATTACAGTATTGGGAAGAATAGATTCAGACCATGAACCGCCGCGAACATTTTCAATTCCAAATTCAACCATCATTTCCTTAACCTCGGTGTCTAGCCGATACTTTCTAGCAGGAATAATCTTATAGATGCTTTCTGGTTCATAGTGTGATACCCATTCATTCATGTCCAAGAATTGCTTTAGACGTCGGACAGGTTCATTTGTATATCCAACCCAGAACTTACTTCTATCAAGACGGAGGACATAAATACTCATCTGCTTCTGCTTCTGCTGGAATAATGTATTTTTGCTAAATCAAATTTACGCGTTAAGTGTAGGGATGGCTTCAAAAAATGCTGCTGGAGCTGCGGCTGCTGGTGCTCTAAATACTTCAGGAAATAGAGGTATTTTAAGTCAGTTAGGACTACCCGGACCATCTGCTGAAAGTAGTTCAAATGGGAGCCACTCAAATGGAAGTGGTTCAAATGATAATTTAGCAAATGAATTAGCAAAAAATAGTAAAATGTCTCCACATCTTGGTGCTGGGGGAGGAGGAGCAGGAGCAGGTGTATCACCGGCTCAATTAAGAGCACCCTCAAGAGGAGCACTTTCAAGTACAAAAAATATTATTGCAGATGAACTTCAACGAAGACAAAGAAGTGGAAGTGCTTCTTCTGCTGGTGGATTTTTGCCTATTGTACCGCAAGGAAATGGAGGTGGTGGTATAGGATTAGGATTTCTAGCAGCAGGAGCAGGAGCAGGGGCGGGAGCAGGAGGAGCAGCAGAAGAAAACGAGGAGCCAGAAGAAGAAGAGCCCGATATATTTGAAGAATTTCAAGTAACACCAGATATTAATGCTGATTACGCCCAAGATTTATTTAATGATGAAACTCTTAAAAATGCTCCAGATGACCTATTTGATAATTTAGTAGAGGCCCTTGAAACAATTGAAGAAGAGGAAGGTGAAAATAATAACAGAAATGGGAATGCTGGAAACGAAGGTGATGCAGTCAGTATTTTAATGGCTTTACAAAATGCCAAAGATAAATTAATCAGACTAGACCAAGAAAGAAGTATCAGAAGTAGTGCTTCAAGCAGAAACTCTGCTCGTTCATTAGCTTCGGTAAAAGAATCAACTGAGGCAATTAGTAGTTTAGCACGGGAATTATTACGAGTTGGCACAGAAGGAGCAGAAGCAGGAGCAGCAGCAGGAGCAGGAGCAGCAGCAGGAGAAAAACGAACACGTAGTGGCAGAGAAAGTAGGCAGCCAAACAAATATAATCCCGAACCTGTTCGTAGTCTTATTCGCCGAACTAAGATTAAATCTAAGAGACAACGACCTGGTTCGCAACTAGCATCTGGTCTTTCCGATGTTAGCAACATGACATCTTTAACAGCAACAAAAGCATTTTTAATGGCCATGAAGGGTTCACGCATTGAAGGACCCAGTCCCGATAGTCAACTAAAGTTCATTCACGGGCAAGCTGAATTTGATGCAATAAATGAAGATACATTATGTGATTTATGCGGATTTGCTCTAAAATTCAGACAACCGGATACATATTATAAAGAGGGCGATAAGGATTATCAACAACTAAAATGGTCCTATGACCATACAATTCCCGTAAACTACGCCGCCGCTGTTTTAAAAATTTATCTAACAAACGGCCACTATTCCTTACAAGAATTACAAATAATGAGTTTTCTTGGAGGACCCACATGTTATCACTGTAATTCAGTAAAATCACAACAGAAATTTATAACATGCCCGAATGCCAAACAATTTAAATGGCGTGATTTGCGTGAAAATGTCAGAGCAATTGATTCGTTTTTAAGCCAGCTATGTTTGAGTTCCCTAAAAGACAAAAATGCCATGAATTCAGAAGGTAATACGTCATTACAAAGACAAATTGACCGTATTATACCGCCTGCTGGAACACGAAAAGAAATACATTGGAAGAATATTCGTACGCAATATTTAGCCCAAAAATGTCGCAAGATTTGTGAATTAATTAGAAATCACGTAGATTATGATAGTGCTTATGCTCGTGTAAAATTAATGAGAAGTGTAATTAATGGAGAAAGAGCGAAGTTACAAAGTGAAGGAGGTTTATTACCTAGACAAATTAAAAGTAAGATTAGTAAAAAAGCCCGAGATGCTTTATTTAATTGCAAGGTTCAGCCATGGAACGCAACAGTAGATTTACGTGATTATCAGGTTGGCGGCGGTGAAAATCCGTTCTATACACCAGAAGTACCCCCTTTGCGACTTTCCCCTGTAAAAGCATGGGCAAAAGCACGAACACGTAAACGAAAGCAGATGCGAAAACGGACTAGAAAAAATCTGCGTTCAAGATAGGAATGAATCCGTACATGGTGTTTTCACAGGAGCAGCGTGCTAAGATTGTCAAGGCCGACCCTAGCCGCAAGGCGGATATAGGCGGTGTTGCGAAAGAAATTGGTGCGATGTGGCGTGGATTGACTGAGGCACAGAAGGCCAGCTACAAGGGGAAGACCCGTAAGGCGAAGGCCTCAGTAAAGACCTCAGTAAAGACCTCAGTAAAGACCCCGGCAAAGACAAAGAAAGCCAAGCGTGCTCTGTCTCCGTACATGAAGTTTTTCAAGGCAAATTACTCCCGCGTTTCTAAGGCCCACCCTGGTGGTGTTACAGTTGTAGCCAAGGAAATTGGCAAGTTATGGGCTAAGCAGAAGTAAATTAACCATGTTGATAAATAGACACCTCATTTGCAAAATGTAATAATGTATTATTTACAAATGTAGGATCTTCCGTGTGTATATGCTTAATATGCGAAAAATTCTGTTTTTGCGTCATATATTCAACACATGTCTGATAATTTCCAGTAGCACCAACATAAAAGGGACCAACTTCTGCCTCCGCTGTTACAAAAACCACTTTCTTTGTCAGCCAATCCCCCGCCCCCTTTAAGATATCTAAATCAGCTCCCTGTGCATCAATCTTAATAAAATCTACATATTGTACTGTCTCGGGCAGAAGTTCAAAAAAATCAGATAATGGGTAAACAGGTACGCTAATTTCCTTTTTAACTTTAAAACGTGTTTCTATTTCGCTAGGTGGGAAAAAACTAGAATTTCCGCCAAATCCATCAGTTACATAAAATTTCATGGCATCACATCGTTCCTTGCCAAGAGCAACTGGAATTATATATGCTCGTGTGTTAATATGCCGAAATTCAAACATTATTGCCTGTGAATCTTCCGGTTCATTGAATGGTGAGCAAATTAAATTTACTGCTTCAGGATTTGGCTCAAATCCAAATACTAATACAGTGGGGTCAGCATTTATCCACTGCTGCGTATGAGGAGCATGATAAGCTAAACCAATATCTAACTTAATATGTTTTACCCAAGGAGGAATTATAATTTTTCCATTTGTATCAAAAGGAACACCACTTTTTTTTAAAACATCGATAAAGTTCATTTAATTAAAATAGGTTCTATTCCTTAAATTATAAAGAAGAACGCGTACACGCACGTAAACTCTTTTCTCGGTTAAAAAACAAAGATGTCGGCGGGTTATATATATGTATTATCTAATCCACTCTACCCAGAGTATGTTTTTATAGGGGCTTCCAAGAAAACACCTGCTGAGAAGGCCACTGAACTTTATTCGGAAGGCATGCTTTTCCCATTCAAGGTAGAAAAGGCGAAGTCGGTCCAAGGTACGGACACCAAATTGGTGTCTTTGCACAAGTTATTGAACAAGTTCGGGGAAAGGCCAAATCCTGACCGCGACTTCTTTAAGATTCCTGTAGATACAGTTGATAACTTATTTGACCTTGTTGATGGTGAAAATTGGGTTCAGCCGGATGCTGAGACAAATTATGCAACTCTGCTAGAAAAGGTGGCAATGATTATGAAGAATGAGAATCCGAAGATGAACGAATTCCAACTTGGCAAACTAAAAATGCGTGTAACTACAATCCTCAAGCAGCGGAATGTAAATGAGCCGACACTGGAAACTGTTCGTGAGGCTATGGAAATAGCAAAGAAGGAGACCCCGTTTGTCTCTCCTCCTACACCTGCTGGTCCGCAAATAACACCTGTTTAAATATGTTGTAAGTATAGAAATGGAGTATGAAAGACCAGGTAATGGTGGTCTTAGTGACGGATTTGGCCTACAACTTCCGGCTGGATATGGACAACCCCAACAATCCATTTTCACACCCCCACAACAACAGGTATTCCAGCAATATCCAGCAGCAGCACCGCGTCAATATTCGGGAACTTATGCTCCTGCCACAGATGTATCAGTGAATACTCCCCCAGATATAATTATGGTTATTGATATTCATGGTGGACCTGGTATCCATGAGTCTATTCCATTACTACCTAATATTAGAGTTGGATATCCTTATGAACCGCGCGATAGATGTACTATTATATCGCCTTCTTTTGACAGAACTCCTACGACTATAGATTGGAGAACATTCTTTCAATCTAGTGATATGATTTCTAGACATAAACCGTATAATTTTTTTTCACAAGTAGATGATAAAGTATTACTACAAAAAGATGTTCCAACAAATTTTTACTATTATGAAAAAAATTTATATGAAAGTTCTACATACAACTTGAAGTATACGAGCGGAATTGATAAAATAATTAAAAAAGATGCTACTGGCACAAATCGTTTTGGTAGAACAAACTTTGAATATAGGTTAAAAGACCTAATTAATGTTCTTATGGGAGTTGCTCGGGGAAAATCAGCAGCAATTATTATGCATACATGTGATAGCTTGCCTACTAATCCAACAAGTATTGTTTATACTGGAGCAAGACCTGGTTTTGGAGCATACAATTCTAGAAGTAATAGGAACTTGAATAATATGGGTAGATCAAGAAAAAGACGTGGTTTGAAACGCAAGAATACACGCAGGAATAAGGCCTAAAGTTTGGGTAAAGCCGAGAATAGACTTCCTATAACTCAGGTAAATTCTTCACCGGCACATAATTTCCATTCATATCCATACACATCCATTCATCCCATGCGTTTCCAGCAGATTTCAGCTCGGGATTAACTGACTGCTTATGAGCAGAATTGAGTCTATTCAATGAAGCATACTCAGTCGCACGCCAAACGAATACATCGGCCTCTTTCTTATAGACAGCGATAGCTTCGTCACCCTTGTACAAGTGTTTCAAGAGCTGACCGTCGCGGAAAATCTTCTTAGATTCACGAATCCCCGTACTTCCCCCTAAAGGGGAGGGAGAAGGAGAAGGTGAAGCGGTTGCCTCCACAAATGAGACTGTTCGCTTGAGTTCAGTCGCAATCGCAGCATTAACTTCGGCCATAATTACTGCTTGAGGTGTCGGCTCCGGATTTTGGGTTCGCAAGATATTGAAGACCATCTTTACATAATCCACAGAGCAGGAAAAGAACTCCCGCCGAGGTGAAATTCGCCCACCTTCATTGGAAAGCAGAAGATGAATTGCTTTCTCAGCATCACGAGGCGACTTAACGCGGACAGAGGTCTCACACTTCCAGCATGGAATAGACCATGTATCCGCATTGGCCTCTGCTAGACGCTCTTCTGGTGTCCTGTCCGTATATCCGACTTTCACAAAGCCGGGCATATGTTCATTCGTCATACAGTATACATAACCTTCCTTATCGGTCATTTTACCTACACTAGCGGATAAACCCAAGTCAAATTTTACGTTGCCGGCGATTACGTCTCCGAGTAGCACGTCTTCTTGCCGTTCCAACAGGACCAGAAGCAGGTAAAGGAAATAATTGATTAACATCTAAAACCCCATCTTGGTGCTGCGACGGTTGAATAAATTCAGCATGAAAAAGGGGAGCATGTTCTGCGTCGCGGCTAAACCGAATAATATATCTATCACCTGCTGGTAAATTTCGCAAAAATAAATGCGTAAAAGCAGGATTTGCGTGTAAAGCAGAGGGTTTATGACCTCTGTAGGGTGCACCGCAAATTACGCTAATATAATCCTGCTGGCCCGGAAAGAAATCCTTAAATAATTGGGCATTTCTAAGAGCAGTACTATTATTTGTTAGAATGATAAGTGGGTGACCTCTTGTCTGTATTTCTTGAAAAAGTGTATGAAGCCATGCAACACGTCGTGGGCCACCAAATAAGTAGTCTATTAGGCCCATAGGCGTTGTTAAAACAGGGACTCCATCTGCTGCTATGGGGCATGCTTCATTTAACAAATTTACATATCCTTGAATGCCCGAATTTTCCGGAATACTTTCATGATTTCCTCCAATTAATCCCTCAAACAAGGAAAGGGTTCGGTCAAAATCAAATATAGCAGCAACATTCTCAGCACCATGAATTTGTGCTTTACGTTCTAAGGCCTGTGATATAACTTCTGCTTGTGGAGATGTTATCCCCGCTGTTTCATCATATGAATCTCCCTGCCCTTCAGGTGGAAATGCTCTAGAAAGAAATCTAAGTTGGTCAAATACAAGTTTACCCTCAGGCCTCAGCTTAGACCGAAAGTCCGCCATTTCTGCCCATGGCTTAATAGGAAAAGTTGTTCCTTCCGGTTTTTGGTAGCCACCAATGTGGAACGGTGTTATTATTGGTGCCCAAGGGCTAAAATCAGCACAATATTCATAATCATTGTCAAAAAATAACGCAGCCTGAATTGGCATCCTACTTCTCCTTCTCTAATTATTCCCATCGCAAATACATCTTCCCATCAACTACAAGAATTTCAGTATCGGGGAAAATCTTCCCGAGTTTCTGAAGAATACGGTCCATGTAAATTTCCGGAATGGGACCCGGATCTTCCTTGTTTAGCAACCCTTTCGAATCATGGCAGATAGGAAAGACCTTAGGAAGAACTTCAAAAGCGATGGCCTTTCCGCCCACCGTTGCTTTCATGATGACATGGTCGGTAATATACTTTGTATAAATGCCGATTTCATTTTGTGCAACAAGACTGGTATAATCTTCATTCATTGTCTTGAGGTCTTCCTTCGTGTAGACCTGCTGGAGATTGCCAACACGATAAATTGGCGAAGCATAACTATATTGCTTGGGCATTTTACCTAAAAGTTGGAGACTTTAAGGGTTCAAATTTAATCCTCCTCATCCTCTGCGAAATCAACATCATTGCGGGAGTTCCGCGAACCCGTTTTAGCAGCAC